GCCAGTAAGGCCAAAAAGAAGAAATAGCCTAATGGTCCCCCCACAGCTTAGGACAACCAAGCGTTTCGGTGGCGTAATGAGATTGGGCGTTCTTAAATGCGCTAACTTCCATACGAACACGGCCCCAATACTGCCGATCAACGGAAATCACCCTAGCCCGAGCAATAAGACGATCCAAACGAGCTTGGCGGAGTTCACGGACGGGGCGCAGCAAATATGGCGAAACCATGACAAACCTCCAGGGTTGTGATTGATCCAGTGGCGAGCATGACATCAAGAGGTTAATAACAGGTAAAAATGGTACAACCGAGAGATGACTAATGCCTAGACCAACAAAGGATTTAAAACAATTAGCGCGGGCGCATACGAGTGCCGCCATTAAGACGTTGATTGGTATCATGAACCAGCCAAAAGCGCCGGCAGCTGCTAGGATAGCTGCGTCCAATTCAATCCTTGAACGCGGCTGGGGAAAGTCTGTCCAACCACACGCAGGCGAGGACGGCGAGGGGCCGGTTGAAATCAAGGTTATCGAGACAATCATTGTCGATCCTAAAAACCAAGGTCGCTAGGGTCTTTGCCCCTCTATTGGTCCCGTCACGCTATAAGGGCGTCCATGGCGGCCGGGGGAGCGGCAAGAGCCATTTCTTTGCAGAGCTAGGGGTAAAGAAGTGTTTGGCGCAGCCGGGAACGCGCTGGGTCTGCATTCGTGAGGTCCAGAAAAGCCTCAAGGAATCGGCCAAGCGGTTGATTGAGGACAAGATAGAGGCGCTTGGCCTGGCAGGGCGATTCAATATCAAGGCGGACAGCATCGGGACACCGGGCGGCGGTGTGGTGCTATTCCAGGGTATGCAGGACCATACGGCGGAGACGATCAAGAGCCTGGAGGGGTTTGACGTTGCTTGGGCAGAGGAATCACAGACACTCAGCGCCAGATCGTTGGAAATGCTACGCCCGACCATTCGCAAGCCAGGTTCGGAGATTTGGGCATCGTGGAATAGGCGAAGTGCCAGCGACCCGGTGGATATGCTCCTAACTGGCTTAAATCCGCCGCCTGACGCTGTTGTGGTCAAGTCGAACTACGACGATAACCCATTCTTTCCCGGTGTCCTGGAGGAGGAGCGCAAGTACGATGAACAGCACAACCGGGAGCGTTACGGCCATGTCTGGCTTGGCGAATATGAGCCAATGGCAATCGGGGCGATTTGGGACCGCCTCGTTATACACAACGGGCGCAGAGAGGTGGCGCCTGAGCTACAGCGCATTGTTGTGGCCGTCGATCCCGCCGTCTCCGCAGAAACAGGCTCAGACGAGCACGGGATCATCGCCTGCGCCCACGGTGCCGACGAGCGAGGGTATGTCCTAGCAGATGCTAGTTTGCGTGGAAGCCCGCGACAATGGGCTGAGAGGGCAATAGCGACCTATGACAGATTTGACGCAGACGCCATCGTTATCGAGATCAACCAAGGTGGTGATATGGTCAGGCACACACTCGAAAGCATCCGCCCAGGCATCCGAATCGTTGAGGTTAGAGCCACAAGGGGCAAGCACGTGCGGGCCGAGCCAATCAGCGCACTATACAGTCTCGGGCTTGTCAGCCATATCGGTACGTTTGGAGAGTTAGAAGACCAAATGTGCCAGATGACAGCTGCTGGATATGAGGGCGAGGGCAGCCCGGATCGGGTGGATGCGCTGGTGTGGGGCATGACAGAGCTATTCCCGGCGCTGACGAAGCCCAAGGTTGAGTTTATCGGCCCCGACCCCTCGGCGGCAAAGCCTGCCGGCGGGTGGATGGGGGCATGATATGAGATACGAGTTGGGCCTGTCCATTGCCCTGCGTATGCTGGCGGACCGTTTGGAGCGTGATAACGCACGCAATGGTAGAACGGCACCAGGCGAAATTGCCCCACAATCACTAGTCGAGAATAACCTACCCAGGGTTGAAAATGGCTAAACCAGACAAACAAACAGACGCCGAACTTCTCAAGGAAGCCCGCGAGCGGCACGAGGAGGGCATGACTGCCGAGCGTGAGAACGACGTGGATGCCCTTGATGACCTGCGCTTTATCTCCGGCGACCAATGGGATCAGACCGTCAAGACGGCATACGAGGCCGAGGGCAAGCCGTGCCTGACCATCAACAAGCTGCCACAATTCATCCGGCAGGTAACGGGCGACCTGCGAATTAACAAGCCGGCGATCAAGGTCCACCCTGTTGATAGCGGTGCGGACGTTGAAATGGCCGAGACATATTCCGGCCTTATTCGTCACATTGAGGCGGTTTCCGACGCTGACATTGCCTACAATGTGGCCGCACAGAACGCCACGGGTTGCGGCAAGGGCGCCTTTCGCATCGTGGTTGACCACTTTGACGATGATAGCTTTGACCAGGAAATCCGCATTGAGCAGATCAGCAACCCATTCGCCGTGGTGTTTGACCCGAATGCGAAGAAATACACCCGGGAAGATGGGCGCTATTGCTTTGTGGTTGAGGAAATAGGCCGCGAGGATTTCAAGCGCAGATACCCCGAGGCCAGCCTGAGTGAATTCGACACCAGCGAGGCGGTCGGGACGATTGTCGATTGGGGCACACAGGACACCATCCGGGTTGCCGAGTATTGGACCAAGACGCCTGTCATCAAGACAATCGGCAGGATGCAGGTCGGATCGACGCTGGACCTAACCGACATGGCTGAGCCGGAGCGTGCTCAGTTCGCTGTAGAGGATACCCGCGAAGTAGAGAGCTTCAAGATTGAAAGCCGCATTATCTCGGGGGCGGAGGTACTAGAGGGGCCGTTTGAGCACCCTGGACGTTTCATTCCGATTGTGCCTGTCTGGGGCGAGGAATGGCATGTAGGCGACAAGGTAGTGCGCAATGGGTTAATCCGGTATGCCAAAGACCCACAGCGCATGTATAACTACCATATGAGCGCGGCCACTGAAATGATCTCCCTGGCCCCCAAGGCGCCCTACATCGGCACTGTGGATCAGTTCAAGGGCTTGGAGCGGTACTGGAATAACGCGAACATCAAGAACTTTGCGTATCTGCCGTACAAGCCGGACAAGGACGCTCAGGGTCCGCCCCAAAGGCAACACAGCGCCGAATTCCCGGCTGCTATGACCAATATGTCAGCCATTGCCACGGGGGACATGAATGAGACAACCGGCATTTACCCGCCGTCCCTGGGCGCCAGATCGAATGAGACTAGCGGCGTTGCTATCCGGGAGCGCAAGCAAGAGGGCGATGTAGGCACATTCTCATTCATTGATAATCTGGCCCGGTCCATCCGATACGGCGGACGCATTCTGGTTGATCTGATACCCAAGATTTACGACGGCGAACGCATTGTCCGCATCTTGGGCGAGGACGAAACCGAGGAAATGCGCCCCATCAATGTGGCGGTTAGCGTTGACGAAATGGGGAATATCCAGTTTGCCAATGACATCACGGTCGGCAAGTACGATGTGTCTATCACCACAGGCCCGAGTTATTCGACCAAACGCGCAGAGGCATCTGATTCTATGCTGGCCTTTATGAGTGCCGTACCGGAGGCCGCTGGTTTGATTGGCGATCTGATAGCCAAGAACCAGGACTGGCCCGGCGGTGAGGAAATCGCCAAGCGTCTGCATAGGGTAGCTGTCGCCAAGGGCATCGCCGAGCCTGAGGAGGGCGATCCACCGCCCCCGCCCGATCCAGCGGCCGAGACAGAAGTTAAGGAATTCCAGCTTAAGGTCACACAGGCCCAGGCCCAGATGACCAAGGATAAGGTCGAGACCGAGGGTAAGGAACTGGACAACGCCCAGAAACAGATTGATCTGTCGCGACAGACAGGCGGCATTGAGGATTTAGTCAAGCAAGAGGTTCAGCGCTTAATTGTTCAGGCGTTGCAGGATGTCCAGCCTAGCGGCGTCCCACAACCGAACGGGGGCGGCTCCCCCGGCATAGCGGGCCAAGAGCCCAACGCTTTAGGAGCGCAACAGTGAAATACGTTCTTTCCGCAGATAACTACTACGACATCGAAATAGGCAAAAAGGTTGCGGCCATTAGGATGCGGGGCGTCAACGACGATGTTTCGCCGCCTGAATTCAGCAACACAATCGCCCTCGATGTTCCGCTTGATGACCAGGGGTATGCCTCCGCGTCGAATTGGGGGAAGGCCCTTGACAATCTTGCGCTAAGAATGCACGAGGAATCTGCACCATGACAGACGACATTGACACGCCAGAACTTGACATCATCCAAGACGGCAAGCTTTCCGACGAGCCTGTAGAGGCTGGGAAGACCCCTGCGGAGGAAGTAGAGGATAAGGCGCCGGCAGATACCGAGGATAAAGCCGCCTCGCAGGACGACGACCCCGGTGACGATGCTACCGAGGACGACGGCGACGAGCCGAAGAAGGCCAAGCCCAAAGTCCAGAAACGCATTGACGAGCTTACGAAGGCCCGTCATGACGCGGAGCGCAGGGCTGACAGATTGCAGGCCGAGCTTGAAAGAGCCCGTGTGCAACCTGTCCTGGCCACCACCAACGCGCCAGACCCGGGCGAGTACGAGCAAGGGGAAGCGGACCCAAACTATGTCTCTGACCTGACTGTCCACAAACTAGAGCAACGCCAGGCGGCGGCACGGGCCGATTCCGATAAGCAGAATGCTGAGATTCGTCAAAAGGACGCCGCCAAGGACTGGGCCGCAAGGACAGCCGAGGCAGCAACCCGGTATGACGATTACGAAGCGGTGGCTATGAACAACAGCCTACCTATTTCGGACGCCATGGCGGAGGCCATTACGGAATCTGATCTTGGCCCCGACATTCTGTATAAGCTCGGACAAAACCCGGCGGAGGCGCGCAGAATATCATCGCTCTCGCCAGTCAAGCAGGCCATCGAAATAGGCAGACTCGAAACTCTCGTTGAAGGCAGCGAGGGGGTTGAGCCAGTGCCTAAACGACTCACCACCGCACCGGCGCCGGGCAAGAGATTGGCCGGCAAGGTAACGCCGCAGAAAGACCCGTCAAAGATGACGTACCTTGAATACGTCGCCTTCCGGGCCAAGAAAACGGCCTAGCGGTTATCCAGTAACGGTCGCGTCGTGAGACGCCGCCAATCCCAGAGCCCGTTTGTGGGCCAGATGGAGAGAGAAAATGGCCAATGCCATTATCACACCGACCATCATTGCAAAAGAAGCACTGATGCAAGTGGAGAACAACCTCGTGATGGGCAATAATGTCCACCGCGAGTACAAGAACGAGTTCGTTAAAGTCGGCGCCACGGTTAATATCCGCAAGCCGGTTAAGTTTGTGGTATCAGACGGCGCGGTGCGAGTGCATCAGGATGTCGAGGAAGCGAATACCTCGATTGTCGTGAACCAGCGCAAGCACGTGTCCTGGGCGTTCGCAACTCAGGACTTGACCCTATCCATCGAGGATTTCAGCGAGCGGTACATCAAGCCCGCCGCAATCGTCCTCGCTAATAACGTCGACGCGGCCCTGACTGGCCTCTACAAGGACGTTTGGAATTGGGTCGGAACTGCTGGGCAAACGGTAAACAGTTACGCCGACTTTGCCCTTGCACCACGGCGTATGGATGAGGGCGCTGTTCCTCGTGACGCCAGACGGGCCGTTATCGGTCCTGCCGATCACTGGGTGCTCTTGGGCTCACAGACCGGCCTGTTCATGGAGCGTATCGCAGAAGGCGCTTACCGGGAAGGCTCGCTTGGCCGA